ATTACCAATCCAATTGAGGTTTTTCAATGAGCAATGAAGAAATGTTTACATGGTCAGAGGGCGATGCTGCTGGTAAAGCTAATGCTTTTACCAAGGCTGCTGATAACATAGATGCTTATACTGGTTTATCAAAATCTCAAGGTAGCCATTACAGACATTTTATTGACATTGAACCGAACAGGTCAGTCAGGCCCGGATTTACATCACAAGATTATTATGCGTTTCGTCCAGACGAAGCAGTCCCAAATCAACATCGCAGAATTATCAAGATGTGTATGGATGCTTACGACAAGGTTGGCATTATACGTAATATCATTGATTTAATGGGGGATTTTGGTAGTCAAGGTATTCAGATTGTGCATAGGGATAAGTCTGTAGAAAAATTTTATCAACAATGGTTTAGAAGCGTACACGGAAAAGAACGTTCTGAAAGATTTCTTAATAACTTATATAAAACTGGCAACGTTATATTATACAGAAGCTATGCTAAAGTAACTCCGCAACTTAGTAGTTACATGAAGGCCATGTCTAGCGACATTAGGGTAGAAGTTCCTGATCTCAAGAAAAACGAAATACCTTGGAGATATAACTTCTTTAATCCACTTACAGTTAAAAATAAGGATGGTAATTTATCTTTGTTTATGGGACTTAAGAATTATAGTGTTAGTAGTAATTCATTCTTTGATAAGTTCACAACGGGTGACATTCCTAATCACGTATTAGACACATTGCCACCAAACATTAAGCAAAGTTTGCTACGTGGAGAAAAAGACATCCCTCTCGATCCTGATCGACTTTCTATGTTCTATTATAAGAAGGATGATTGGAGACAGTGGGCGCACCCTATGATTTACGCTATTCTAGATGATATCGTTATGCTAGAAAAGATGAGATTAGCTGATATGTCTGCACTAGATGGAGCTATATCTAATATTAGACTATGGACTCTTGGTAATTTAGACCATAAGATATTACCTAATAAAGCAGCTATTAATAAACTTAGAGATATCCTAGCTAGTAACGTTGGCGGTGGTACAATGGAATTGGTCTGGGGTCCAGAGTTAAGCTTCCAAGAATCTAGTAGTGAGGTTTACAAATTTTTAGGCTCTGAGAAATATACCGCTGTCCTTAATAGTATTTACGCTGGATTAGGAGTACCCCCTACTCTTACGGGAATGGCTGGCAATGGTGGTGGATTTACGAATAATTTTATATCTCTTAAAACTTTAGTAGAAAGATTACAATACGGTCGTGATCAATTGACTAGGTTTTGGGAAAAAGAACTTGAGATTATTAGAAAGTCTATGGGTTTCCGATACAAGGCTCATGTTCAGTTTGATAGAACTTCCTTGTCAGACGAGGCTGCTGAGAAGAATCTTCTTATTCAACTTGCTGATAGAGATATTATCAGTCACGAAACTTTATTAGAGAGATTCAAAGAAATTCCACAGGTTGAGAATATTAGGCTAAAAAGAGAGCTTAACAAGAGAGATACTGTTGGTCCAGAAAAAGCTGGTCCGTTTCATGCTCCTTCTGCTCCAGATGTCAAAGAAGAACCAGAGCAAGAATCAGATCAAGAACTTGGTCCACCTCCTAATACAAAAGATACCCCAACGGTTTTGCAGGAGGGCAGACCCTTATTCAAGCAAGATGAAAAGCCTAGAAAGAAGAGAGTGGAAAAACCGAAGTCAAAGCCCGGACTTGCCACCATCGTGGTTAATGCTGAAAAAACTTGGTCTCATATATCAGACACCATTACAAATTGTTATTTAAGTTCTGCTGGTAAGAAAAATCTCAGACAACTTACTAAGGCTGAGTTCAAGAGCTTAGAGCAGCTAAAACTAGACGTTTTTAGCAATATAGGTGTAAGTGATAGTATTACAGATAATATAATCTACCAATTATTATCTAACAAAACAAGAGCTTCTTCAGAATTCATGAATAAGATTGTAGAGTATAACATCAATCTCAATGAAATGAATATTGAAGAATACAGAAAACATATAGTTGGAATATACATTGAGCTTAAATCATAGGTTTCATTTTTTGTATTTTTTTGTGTATAATTCTGAAGAGAGGTGCAAATGAAAATTTATTCTAAAGAAATTCAAGACGGCGTAGCTGAACTTGTACGGTCCAGTGCAAGCTTGGCTTATTGTATGCCTGCATCTCTGTCCGTCAATAATCATTCAGACGCAGTTAGCTTTGCGGAAAAAGTCAAAGCAGAAAGCGCTAATCCAAAACAAATTGATTTGTATTATATCAAGTCAATCCTTGTCTCTACTGGCTGGAACAAAAACGATGATGTCTTTGATCCAGAAGCTACGTGGTCTGCACGAACAACTCCAGAAGACAAGCAGTTTAATCTTATGCACGATGAAAATAATATCATTGGGCATATTACTGGTAGTTACGTTGTTGATCGCAACGGCGCGGCTATCGCAGACGATACTCAGCCAGATGATTTTGATATTATCACTGAGGCTGTGTTGTATAACAGTTGGACAAAACCTGAGAATCGGGAAAGAATGAATCAGATCATTGCCGAAATTGAAGAAGGCAAATGGTTTGTTTCAATGGAGTGTTTGTTCGCTGGTTTTGATTACGCACTGTTAGATGATAACGGTGGTTCTAAGTTATTAGAGAGGAATGAAAGTTCCGCTTTTTTAACCAAACACCTAAGAGCTTATGGTGGTAATGGAGAATACGAAGGCTATCAAATTGGTAGATGTTTAAGACAGATTTCTTTTTCTGGTAAAGGTCTTGTATCTAAACCAGCAAATCCCAGAAGTGTTATCTTAGATGCTAGCAGGGCTTTCTCTCTAAATTCTAATTCAACAATTTTAACTAGTTTCCCTGAAGGAGATAATGACATGTCAGATACTAATCTCTTAGAGAAGCAGCTTGCTGAAATGAAAAGTGAGTTAGCATCTGCTAAAGAAGAAAACGCAACTTTGCGTGAACATATTTCAACCGCTTCTGAAAAAGAAGCTGCTGAAGCTGCTGCTAAATTAGAAGAAACTGTTGCAGAAAAAGATGAAGCCATCAAGGCTTTAGAAGTTTCTGTAGCTGAAAAAGAAGCTGCATATATTGAGCTTCAAGATTCTTTAGAAGCCAAAGATAAGGACTTCCAAGAAAAGATGGAAGAACTTAAGAAGATGAAAAAGAAAGATGCAACGATGAAGCGAAAAGCTTCACTTCTTGATCTTGGTTTTGGAGAAGAGGAAGCTGAAGAGTCTCTTGCTTCTTACGAAACTCTTGATGATGCTACTTTTGAAATCATTCTTGCTGCTATGAAAAAGAAGGAAGCAATGATGAAGAAGAAAGCTACTGTCAAGAAAGATGAAGAAGAAGAAGTAAAAGCTGAAGAGGTAGTTGAAACAGAAGCTGAAGTTGAAGAAGCTGAAGCTGAAGTCGCTGCTGAAGAAGCTCTTGAAGAAGTAGAAACAACTGAAGCAACTTTGGTTGACGCTTCTGACGAAACCGATGAAATCGAAGCAACTCGTGCGAGTGTCGCTGATTGGCTTCAAAACAATGTACTTAGCAAATAATTACAGGAGAAAATAATTATGGCTCTAAAATCAGATAGATATGAACTCCAGACTGACATCAGTTTTTTCTGTGACACGGTGCTTGATCGCGGCGTTGTCGTAGTATACCAAGACAGTGATGGCTCTGGCGCAGCTATGGATCAGGGCGCAGCCGTTCTCGGTTGTGAAGTTGCCGTAGCAGATAGCGTTCCAGCTGGAATCCTTCTTAACGACGTAGTTAACAAGGATCTCACAAGAACTCACCTCAACCAGCACAAGGATGAGGTACAAAAGGGTGGTAAGGTTACTGTACTCCGCAAGGGTTACGTTTTGACCAATGCTATCGAAGATGGTCTTAGTCCAGATATTCACGCTGGTGATGTAGCCTATCTTTCAGATGCTACTTCAGCCACATCTGGCCCCAGTAGTACTAACGAAGTTGGCTTTTTAAGCAACGTTGTTGGCACTCATGGTAAAGTAGTAGGCCGATTCTTATCAGCTAAGGATGCTGACGGTTATGCTAAAATCGAAGTAAACCTTCCCTGATAAAATAATATAACTAAGGAGAAATTTAATTATGCCTATTAATGAAAGACCTAGTGATGAATTCATCGCTCTGCTGAAAAAATCAGGAGATAGTGATGTCAATGTAGCACAAGCTGCGCAGCGTGAATTCGCTAAAGCTCTTGAGCTACCACTCCGCAAGGGTGTCCTTGTCGGAAACATTCTTGGTAACATTTTTGAAACCATTAATGTAGAAGCTGGCTCAACCACTGAATTCCCTCTTGATCTTATCAGTCCCGGACTTGAAGGCGAACATGTCGCTTATACGAATCCCGGTCATGGTAGAATTCCAGAGCGTTCGGTTGAAGGTGACTACGTAATGATTCCAACATACAGCGTTGCATCATCTGTGGATTATCTCCTCCGATATGCTCGTGAAGCACGTTGGGACATTGTTGGTCGAGCCATGCAAGTCATGGAAGCTGGCTTTGTGAAGAAGATGAATGACGATGGCTGGCACACGATCCTTGCCGCTGGTACTGATCGTAACGTCCTCGTATTCGACGGTGACGCCGTTCAAGGTATGTTCACCAAGAGACTTGTTTCTCTTATGCAAACCGTTATGCGCCGCAACAGTGGTGGTAACAGCGCTTCTGTTGGTCGCGGTCGTTTGACTGACCTTTATGTTTCGCCAGAAGCTCTTGAAGATATCCGCAACTGGGGTATTGATCAGGTTGACGAAGTAACTCGTCGTGAGATCTATTCCGCTCCAGAAAACGGTGCGCCAATTACCCGCATCTTTGGTGTAAATCTTCATGATCTTGACGAACTTGGTGTTAGTCAGGAATACACATCGTTCTTTGACGATGCTAGTGGCTTGAATGGATCTCTCGCTTCTAATGACGACGAACTCGTTATTGGACTCGACCAATCAAGCAATGACAGCTTTGTTATGCCTGTCAAGGAGCAGCTTCAAGTTTACGAAGATCCTACCCTCCACCGTCAGCAAAGAGCTGGCTACTATGGCTGGGCAGAACTTGGCTTTGGCGTACTAGACAATCGTAGAGTGATCCTCGGCTCATTCTAGTCTAAATAGCGCTAAAACCGGCTGTTTTATAAAAAAGCCACCTTCATATGCT